TGGAGGCTGCACACGGCACTTTGCCTGCAACGCTGACCGCAGAAACTACGAGCGGTGGGCGTCACTATTTCTTTCGTCATCGTCAGGGTGTTCGCAATCGTGGGGCGCTAGGCTCGGGTGTGGATGTGCGTGGTGACGGCGGTTATGTCATTGCGGCTGGTAGCGTGCCGGAGGTTGGCCTGCCTTATCGCTGGATCTCGGAGCAAGAGCCGGTCGACGCGCCAGACTGGTTGCTCGACCTTGTGCTGCCGCGTTCGTATGAAAGCACATACACCGCAGCACCGTCTGTTAGCGGGACGATCAATGACCGTTATGTCGAGCGTGCAGTTCAATCCGAGCTGGACGATCTTGCGCTTGAACCGATGGGTAACCGCAACAATCGTCTGAATGACGCCGCGTTT